GTATTCTTTTACATTATCAAATGGAACATATACTTCTGCAGAAGTTTTCATTGTGTATGTCCCAGCAGATTTAACACAGCCTACTCCAAATCCTCCATTGACTCTGCAAGATATGACTTCAGATTACTACTTTGTCAATAACTTACAAGACTTTGTCTTTATGATGAATACGGCTATTTCAACCGCATTTACGGATTTGAACGCTCAAATCGTTGGTGGTGGTGGATCAGTATTAACTACTAATGTACCCTTTTTTGAATGGAATTCTACTAATCAAGTATTCCTTCTTAATGGAGATACTACAGCATTTAATCCAACTGTAGCATCATATTACAGACTTTTCTGTAACCAAGCCATGTACACATTAATCAATAACTTTCCATTCATCAAAAATACCTCATCATTACCAGCAAACCAACGCTTTCAGTTTAACATGGCTGTAAATAATGGTAGTAATATATTCCCTTATGCTACATACAATGCTATTCAGATTTACCAAGACAATTCAACCGTAGGTCTGTTTAATCCCGTACAAAGCATTGTTTTCACAACAAGTCTATTGCCTATTGCACAAAGCATTATTGGTCTGCCTCGTATTTTTAATAGTGTTTCAAGTGGATTCGTTTCTGGAAACAATAGTAATATTGCACCTATTATAACAGACTTTCAAGTTCCTTTTAGTGCTGTAAATCAGTATAAACCTAATCTGGAATATGTACCAAACGGTGAGTATCGCCTTATAGATTTGTATGGAATGAGTCCTCAATCAGCCATGGAAGTATCTGTTCTATGGAAAGATCAGTTTGGTGGAACGCATATTTTTTATCTGGGTGATGGATGCTCGGGTACTATGAAACTTATGTTCCGCAGGAAGGACTATGGAAATGTTTCTCGTGTTGATTAATTTATTGATTATACACAACGTAGTTTATAACATCATTCGCTGATGCAGTAATACCACGAACAGAAAAACTTGTTGAAACGATTAAAGCACTTACCCAAGGTTGCCCGACGTTGGTAGTACTACCAACAGTGTTTAAACTTAGTGCGACTACCGAAGTCCTTTTAATTTCAGGACAGAGAACTATTACTACGCCAGTTCCTGATAATGTAAGTGTGCCTTGCTGAACGATATATCGCAATTGTGAATTATTTTCTACTAAAGCCATTATTCTATTATTATTCTTATAAAATAATAATATAATAAATTTTACTGTTTTACTGATTGAGTACAAGGTAGTTAATAATGTCATTTGCAGATGCAGTAATACCAAGAACTGAAAAACTTGTTCCAATAACTCTTGCTGAAACCCAAGGTTGTCCAACATTAGGCGTAGAACCAACAGTATTCAAACTCAATATGATGACTGATGTAGCCTCAATACCTGGTACAGCAACTACTACAGCAGTAGTTCCGTTGAGTGTAAGTGTTCCTTGAGCCAAAATATGACGCAGTTGTAAATTATTTTCACACAAAGCCATTTACTATACTAAAAGAAAATAATTTACATCATGCGTTCCATTAATTTGTTCTTCTTGCCACCGCTTGTGCCACAGCCCATCTGGCCACCGCTCTGGCCGTAGCCCAGAGCGCCGATCACTTTTGATGCAACGTTACCCATGACTCCCTGTTTAGACAAATAGTCTTTAGCAAGGGGGGCAAGAACAGGTAGAACACGTCCAATAATTGATTTAAGAGTGTCAAACCAGCCACCGCCCACAAGACGACGGACATCGCTCTGGAAATAGGGGGCTTGTTGAGAAACTTCCAAAACATCGCTCTTGGTAAGCAGACCAGTAAACGTAGAACTTGCGCCTCGTTCGCAAACGAATACACCACTGTTCATGGTAATAATAACGAGTTCTTGCGTAGCAACGGAAGATGCAGACTGGTTAATGCAGTTGAGATTTACCTGCAATTGAAATTGTCCAAGAGAGCCAGGCGCATAAAAATCTTCCTGAATCGGTATGTCCTTACCAAACTCCAGAACAAGCATTGCACCAACGGTAGGTACTTTCTTCCCCGCTCCCGTAGTGGCATTTGCAAGGTTTGCATTACCAGAGAATTCGTACCAAGACTGGTTAGAGCCGTTCTCAATTGAATAGCGGTAGAGATCATATTGACTGGCGGATGACAGAATACCGCTGACGTTGTTGAAGTTGATTGATAGAGGGTTTGTACCATTAAGAGCCAAGAATGAATCTGAGTCAGCAGAAGTTTGAGAACTCATTGATTTACGGACAAACATGATGAGCTTGTCTGGAATTTGATTTAGGGCTAAGGTAGAAGACTTGAAGGAAAAGGAGGCTTGAGAAGCGAGAGATGCACCGAATGATGTGATAAATCTGGGCAACTCACTGTATCCGACGCAATTTCTGCTTGGAAGCAATAGAGAAGGTTTTGCAGTAAGGAAGTTAAAAAGCAACTGAGAATTAGTAAATGACTGAACAGTAACAGTTTTAGCAAAAGTAGAAGCAGTACGCCAGACACGAGAAGCGTCACCCATAGAAAAGGTAAAGGTCATGTTCTGAATGCCGTAGAAGGCTTGGTTGTTGCTCTGAGGATTGCAACTGATCCAGGGTGAAAGTAGCAATGGTTCTGCGACAGTGAATTTAACATAAATAGTCTGAGCAGCACCAGTTGAAACAGGCATTGTGCTGTTGGATGCATTAGTATCTGATCCATATCCGTCAAGTACCCAAGCACCACGGGGCGTCAAATCATTGTCAGCCGTGTTCTGGTAAGCACCCAAGGGGTTGTTAATAGCACCAACAGCATCAGCATAAGCATTGTATGAATCAAACGCAGTAGGAGCATAGCCGTTGTATCGTGCCAATTCACGTCTGTCGTGGAAACGGATAAGAGCAGGCAATACGTCCCTTACGTTCAATGAAACTGAATTGTTGTTAATGACACAATTCATTACATTGACCAACTGGTGCAAAGGGAACGGAGCGAGTGCGTCGGTAATACCATAATTCATTAAGAATTGTCCTGCGGGAGCAGTACCATCAATCTTTAGAATGACAGTAGAAGTCCATAGCACACGGCGATCAACGAGAGTTTGTTCTGACGGGCATTGAACGTTGTAAACATGAGAAGAATTGCTTTGACTAACGGCTTGGAAACTGGCAGGGTTCATTGACTGTCCACCTTGTAATACTGCGTAGGTCAGTTGATCGGTACAGTTCAGACGATCATCGCGTACTAAAACCTTCTTTACATCAGACATTTTTATATACTATAATAAAATAAAAAAAAATTTTATCTTTTAACTATCTTTTATATCTTCATAAACAGACTTTGCAAACGGATTAATTAGCCCGTACAACTTAGTACGTTCTTTATCCGCATCCGTTATTTTAAGTTCCTTTAAGTTCATTTCAATTTTTTTCTGCGTATCTTTATCATTGTAATGAGTCTGCACTTCTTTAATAGCGTCCAGATTTGCTATTGTCTGGTAAGCCATTCCCAATGGACTATTAAAAATACTTGTTAAATCTATTAATTTCTGTTTATTACCTTCTGTTTTATAAATTGCAAACTGTCGTTTTAGTACTTTGAACCACATACCCTCTTTCTTTAGTTCTTTAATGTCATCATGCAATGATTTAATATAATCTGCATTAGTCATGCGTTCTTTAGTAAATGAATAAATACAACTAACAGATGTAAAAATCCCACTGATTCTATCGACAACATCAAACTTGATTAATTCAGGAGGATACATTTTATAAAAAATATCCTTTGATATAGGGTCTTTATAGAATCTCTTTTTGGTTTTACCTTTTTGTATTTTAATTTCAATCAAATATACGTCTGGCTTTTCTATTAATTTCTGCCGTATATTGCAGAATATTTCATAGGCTTTTTCTACTGGATAATGAGGGACGTTACTAAAAAAATCATAATCACTAAAGAAACGTTGTGATTGTAATGAGGCTGATCCTTTTAATTGCAACGGAGTATTTGGTATATGGAATATTTTCATAAGTTCTTTGATTTCATCAACAAATTGTGATACAGGTCGTAACTGTAAAATATCCATTTATTAATAGTCCCGTTTTAATTGTTGTTGTATGTAGTAAATATCATTACGTCTGTCATCAAATCCAGGTACAGGTTCATGTTTATAATCTGTATTATGTCTCTTAACAGTATCTGGTATACCTTGACCGCTCATACGTTCATCTTTAATATCTGGAATCATAGAACCAACTCTTTTCTTCTTTTTGTCTAAACCAATATCATATCTCGATAATTCTCGTGCAATTCCAAATTCTTGAGCCTCTTTAAGATCTGATTCAAAATCTCTTTTAAGTTGTCGCATTTGTTCTGTTAAATCCAGAATTCTGTTCTGTAAATTAGAGATTAATTTTCTAAGTGATTCAATATGTTGCTTTCTCTCATTAATCTCAATTGATATTGGTAGTTCTCTTTCAATATCATTGTCTTTAAGGTCTTCATCAGCCATAAAATTACGTTGTGATTGGAGCAATTGTTCTCTCTCTGCAATTGCTTGTTTTAGATCACGTTGTTCTACACGGAATTGTGCGGATACTTTCTTAAGATTATCCTGTAATGTAGTACGTTGCATGTTTAATGATTTAAGGGTTTCATCAAAATCCTGTCGTCCTCTTACCAGTATATCTTTACCAATATTTCCAAATGTAGATATTGCTTGTTCCCTTTCTTTACGACCATATTCACGTAATTCACCACGAGGGAGATTAAATCCGAGTTCTGCTTCTAATTGTTTAAGACGTTCTTCATCATTACCAACTTCAATAGGAAATTGTGTTAGAGGTTTAAATGAAATATAACTCTCAGAAATGTCTTTAAGTTCTGCCCGTTGGACTTCGGATAAATCGCTTAGAACTTCTCTAACAGATACATTAATATCTGCTTGGTCTATAATCTTAAAACTTGTTCCACTATATAGTTGTTTATTTACATGTTCGTATACTGCTTGACTGCGTACCAATTGAAAAATATCTTTATCTGTTTTTCCAGATTCAAATAAATACTGAATTAATTCCTGTAAACCATAAACCATTGCATCCAGATTTGGTTTAATTTCTTGAAACTTCACCTTAATTGCTTCCTGTGATGCTCTTGATATACCAGGTAGAGTATATACACGTACTAATTGATTATATGCTATTATAAAATCACCATTATTAACTACATTGTTATATGATCGCCGTCCTTCTGCATCACCAATGTCTTTTGTACCTACAATCTTAGAAAGCAGATATTCCAGACTTGTTAGTTTATTTTCCAGAATCTTATTGAGTGTTTCAATTAATTTATCGACAGATATTTCTGCTTCAATATCACGGGTCTTTTTAGGTAAAACGTCTTCTTGAAAAACTCTAACTTGTTCTTTTTCACGTTCAAATACTTGACGATTAATATTCATATCTTCATCGAGTACTTCCCTAATTTGACGGTTTCTCAGTGATTGCATTTCTAATACTTGATAAAATAATTGCGTTTAATTCTTAGATTAATAATCTTATTAGATAGAAATGGAAACTCCCGACGTTAAAAACGACGTTAAAAAACCGTCACCCCGTAAGCCTAAAGTTAAAGCAGAACCCAAAGAGAAAGCAGAAGTTAAAGAAGTCCAAGTCAAAGAAGTCAAAGAAAAGAAGAAACAGGTTAAGCAAGAAAAAGTAGAACCTAAATGGGAAGATCTCTACTTTCTCCTTAGTCAAGCCAGTGCATCTTTTTTGCGTTCCTTAGTTAAGCGTGATGATATTCCTGATGATGCAAAACTTGTTCTACACGGGGTTATTGGCTTGGCTGATGTATGTGATGGGTGCATCGTTGAACGAGAACGACTAACCGTTGAAAAAATGCTATTCTGGAGCGATTCCCTTAAAGAATTGGCTGGTAAGCAGTAAAGTGCCTCAGGGTACTACCTGAAGGTATTTTAAAGTAATACAAAATGGATTATTTTAAAATATAAATA